CTGATCAATTTTCAAAATTAAGTGAGTTTGCAAATTCTGTACCAGAGGTAACACATAACGCAAATTTTGTATGTACAAAATGTAATCAAAAAAATGAACAATTATTAGAAGGAACAAATAGTTTTTTTCTATAGCCCTTTCGCATGAAACGCTTGTGAACCATTTTTCAACTAATTTTCAATTAATGGAACATCACAATTATTCATTATCAGATCTTGAAAATATGATGCCATGGGAAAGGGAAGTTTACGTAGCTTTATTAATGAATTATTTGAAAGAACAAGAGCAGGCAAATAAAGAGGCTTAAAAGCATGACAACTTTAAAAAGTATTAATCAATCCATTGAAGAAGGTAATGATGACCTAGAGAATCTAAATAAAAACTTTACTAAATGGTTTGAGTTACAAAAGAGAAATCGTCTTGATGATTTAGAAGATAGACGAGAAATGAAACGTGCAATCAAAGCCGGAGTCGGCGGTGGTACTGGTGCTGGGACTCCTGCTGCAGATGAGGGAAGCGGAATTCCATGGTGGGCCAAACTACTAGGGTTGGGAGGTATTGGAGCGGCGGCCGGCGTAACGCTAGGTAGTGGTAAAGAAGTAAAAAAAACTACACGTCTTAGAAAAAATCAGACAAATAGGCCTAGAACGAATACCAGACTTCAAAGATTTAACAATAAACAAATAGAGGTACTGGAAGAAAAACTAAAAAGATTACAAATTCGTAACCTTAACGGTGAGATTAAAGAAGCAACTAGAATCAATACGGAGCAATTAAGAGCAGCCCAAGAGCGCATGCGAATTAATAAGCTTAATAGCGTTGTAGAGCAAACTAGAATGAGAATGCTTCAACAAAGACACCTTCTTAACCGGACACCGTATGGTCCTGGATCTGGTGCGATGAAGTTTTTTTCTAACCAAGGAGTTTTTCCTAACGAAGCTGGCAGCAAAACAAGCGGCAGAGGCACCGGTGTTAATCCAATAAAGGGTAACACTTTTAAACCAATAACTGCTGGTGGTTTTGATTACTCTAAACCAGGCCTTGGAGGTCATACAGAACGTTTTGTTAAATCTAGTACTGGCAAATTCTATAATGTTAATAGTGCAATGGGCCAAAAAGTCATAACTATGTCAGAGACGTATCAAAAAGCACAGATACAAAGGGGCCTCAAACCAACAATCAGTACCAAAGTACCGCCACTAAATACAGGTTCGCCGAACACGAAGCGAACCGGTGGAGGGAACAAAGTAATAAACCCAATAACCAAAACTCCCGTTGTTCAGCAAGGCCGAAGTAAAGTAAGCTTTTCACAAACTTTAAGATCTGCCTTAATGAATACAACTTCAGTCACAAGCAATATTACTAACCGTGGTCTAAACGTTTTAGGATTGAAAGCTCAAGGCACACGTCCACCATTTACTGGTAAAATATTTACTGATATTAAAAATTATAACAAGTGGGCTGCGCAGCAAGTTCCAGGTAAAATTATGAAGTTCTTAGGCATGATAGTAAAATTTGCTCTACCAATTGTAGGTGCACTTATGTGTTGGAACTTCTATACTTTTTGTATGGATCCTAATAATAGTCGTGAGGCTAAAGTTGGTGAATTTATTAAAGTGTTTGGAACGGGAATAATTGGTGCATCTCTTGGTGCTAAAATTGGCGCACTTTTAGGAACCGTTGTTCTTCCAGGTTTTGGTACTTTTGTAGGTTCATTAGTAGGTGCGTGGATTGGTTACAAATATGGCTATCAAGCCGGCGCATTTATTGGACGCCATTTTTTAAAGATGCAGCCTGACCCGGAGGACGGCAGGCAGCTACAAGTTGCTTTGACTAATTGGGCGGCAGGAAAACGAACGTCATCTGCTAATAAGATGCTAAGAATAAATGCATCCGGTCAGGACGAATTAGGCCTGAGTGGTGAGATTGGAATCGTACAGGATAATACCGGCGGGCCACTTGGCACTGGAAACTATGGCCCATTCCTGTCTCAAACAGGAAAAGGCGTAAGTAACGTTAGTTTTAATGCTGCAACGCTTGAAAGTGGCATGGCAACTAAAGGCACGACAGCTAACCCAAACCTGGGGAGGTCGCTGGTAACTCATACTACAGCTAGGCAAGCGCAGTTTGACACAATTAACCGCAATTTCCGGATGGGTAACGCGATGCGCGGTTATCAAACTGGAGGACGAGACAAAGGACCAATTGTAGTTACAGATCAATCCACTAACGCTGGTCCCACCAGCATGGCTATAACACTAATTCAGGGCAATGGAGGTATACGTACACTAGACGACATCCCATACTATCAGGGTGGTGGTGGAACGAACGTCATTACAAATAAAATGATGTTCTTTTAAAAAAGCCCCCTTAAAAAAGAGGGCTTTCTATTATTATTAACCGTTTGCTATTTTTGCAAAGTAGCTTAAGGTATCATCATCCTCATCAGCCGCTGGCATTTCGGCAGCCGTGACAGGTTGCAGTTCTTTCATTGGAGCAGCAGCTGTCTCTTCACCGAGTTGTGATTGCTGTGCCATCGTAGGTGTCGATGTTCGTGCAAGAATCGTATCAAGTTTCTTTTTTAACTCATCATATGATTTATAGTTAGCAGGATCTGCCCACTCACCGATTGGATGCATCATATTATAGATGGTTTCCAACTTAGCTTCATCTTCATATAGTACAGATGTACCAGCAAACTCTGATTTATCATAGTTACGATAACCTTCGACCTGACGTATTTTCAGTTTAAAGCTACCACCTTCCCAGAAATCAAATGGATTCATCGGAGTTTCATCTTGGAATGCAGGTTGCATAACATCCATAATTTTGTCAAAGATTTTCTTACCATATTGATATAAGAATACTTTACCATTATTTGCTGGATTACCAGGATCTGATACAATATAGATATTAGATACATAATGCAGTCTACGTTTCTGTCGACGTGCAGTCTCTTTATCTTCATCATGTCCAGAGTTCCACAATGTGGAGTTCAGTTCACCAACTGGATCTGGCAGACCGATTGAAGTCAGTGATTTCTCGATGTACCATTGACCAGTCGGACCTTTAAATCCATGATCCCAATAGCGTACCCATGGTAGGTCTTCACCTTCTGGTGCTGGTAGGAATCTTAGTTCGGCATAACCATTACCAGCCTTATCGACTGTCGGTTTCCAAACTCGGTCATCACCATAGTTTTTCTTTTCGCCACCGCCGACTTTCTCGGCCTCACTGACTAGTTTAGATATTAAATCTTTATTACGTTTTAGATTTTGAAAGCTCATTTATTTTCCTTATATGTGCTGAAGTATAAAATTATTATAACATATTATTACTGAAATGTAAACAATTATATTAGTCGAATGACAATGTATTTTGTCGTGGAATAAGATTGAGCATCATTGCCTCTGCTTCAATCTTACCTTGTATGACCGGTGATATGAATTTTTTCACATCAATCGGATCAATATCTAGTTTTTCACAAAGATCTACTACAGCATCCATATAAGATTGCTTTGTATCTAGCACTTTGTTTTCAACCATTTTAGTAAAATTTGGTTTATTCAAGAATGTATTATCATCTATCATTTATCAAATACCCTCATTATCAATGTATATGCATTTATCAAATACTCTCATTATCAATGTATCCTTATTTATACGTCCATCTGATCGTGGACTTTGTTTCGTTGTGAGTTGGTTATACGCAACACTGATTTGCTTCTGTGTTTTACTCTGTATGATAGGCAAGAACTCTTGCGGCTTACGCAGTGTTATCTTACGTGATAGTGCAGGATCAGTCATCTGTAATGACGTACCTTTCACTTCAAAACCATCTCTTGCTCTACACACAAACTCAGTAAGCTGTTTGTATTTAGTGTTGAATGCCCAAACCACACGAGCTCCGACTATGAGTAGTGGATCTATCGATGTGATTTTAAATTCTTTTGACTCTTTCAGATATTGTAGTTTAGATACCTGAGCATATGCAGATTTAGTACGCGGTAAAGAAATCTTACGTGTAGCCTTTTTAGCCATCATAAAACGTGTCGTGTCATCAATAATATGCTGTAGAAACTCCAGGTACCGCTTACGGACGGGTACAGCCATGTGAGAGTATGATTCAACTAGGTCTGCAGTCTTATCATTCACCAGCTCTTTTGCTTCTTCTAGTACAGGATTATAATAATCTATGATTGCCTTTGCAGTTGATTGAGCATGACTACCTTTCAATAGTTCTTCATATGGAGAATACTCTGTATTATATTCTGCAGTATCAAGAACTTCTTCTATCATACTAATTAGCTCTTCTTTCTTAAGCTTTAGAACATCGGCTGGAGTACGTGTTGGCATCTTAATAATTGATACTTCACTTTGTTTCTTGACTGCACGATCTAAATCAGTAATCCATATTGACATAGTCTTATCAAAATTATATGCAACAGGTATATCTAATCCCTTTTCTTTCCAAACTATAATAGCTGCCTGCTGTGTATACATTGTAAAATGATAATCAGGAACAGAATAATATTTCTTTACCAGCTCTTTATCTTTAATAGTATCTTTTAAATACTTTTTTAGAATATAAGATGTTTCTTTTTGATCTAGATCCATACGGAAATATTCAAGAAAGTGACTAAAATTATTTGTAGGTGCTGCGCCAATACCAGTTTTAACTTTACGAGGTAAAGGCGTTTTCTTCTTTCTGATCTTAGGCATTTTTCTAGAAGCCATTTATATCTCCATTATCAATTATTAATATTCTAACACAATTTAAAAGGTTTGTACACACTTATTTTTTAACTATTTTAATATCGCCATCTTTATCAGTATGTAGATAGCCTTCTTTAATTAGATAGTTAAGTGTCTTTTCAATCGTTTTCTCACGAGTACTTTTACCATACATAAATGCTATATATGCAATACTACCACCAATAGCAAGCGCTTGTAGCATCGGGTTATTAAACATATCATATAACATACCACTTAATCCTATCTCACTGAGTTGCACTATATCCATTATGCTATCTCAAATTTCGTTACATTCTCAATACGAAAAGATCTCCAACCTTTTGCATCTAAATCCCAAACCGGTAGAACATCAGTATTGAGTTCTCGTATCTTTGTTTGAGAAAGAGGATCCGACTTGCCGGCCGAAGGTATATCTTTCTTTCGAAGAGTACATTTCATTTTTCGTTCATCGCCTGATATCTTTTTAAATGTTACCATACAATGTTTTTCTAATAATGCCTCCTTATATTGTTTAAATAAATCTGTCATATTAACTTCCCATCTTTGCAATTTCAATTGCTTCATTCGAATCTTTACGTACAGGTACTGCATTTGATTTATGCATTGTAGCAATACCAGCAATCTCATTGCCAGTGTAAGTATTAGACTCTTTCTTTAATCCGTTTCCAATTCCTTGTCCAAATGAAGGGATAGATTTACTTTGTGATCGATAATCTGGAATATCGAGATGTGCATTCGGTTTCGTTTTACCGACACCGAGTTTGGCATAATACTTTGCAAGAGCAGCTTCTGCTTTGAGAAGCGACTTTGTTTTATTACGCGATTTTCTTTTATGAGATGTACCATGTACTTGTACACCTTGAATCATATGCATGCTCATATTAGCTCCAATCGTTGTGATCGCCTACGTCATCCCAGCGTATCGTATCTTCACGTCTTTGGCCATAGTACTCTTGTGCATACTTAGATGCATCTGTGTAATGATTAGGATTAACGCCATCTTCGAAGCCGGTAATCTCGTCTTTTTTCTTTTTTAGTTTTTGAGATACTGAAGAGACACGTTTAGAAGCTGTCTTGATACGTGACATTTGTGCTTTACGAGACTTGATGCGTTCAGCAACAGCTTCGATTTGCATTCTACGATCTGCAAGTTGTGTATTAGTAATCATAATATATTTATCCTTTTTTTCACTGTATTATATATGTAATCATCTTTTTCGAAAAGTACATGGCCCTGTGACTACTTGTCACACTTAGTATAATGGTATAACACCAGCATCTTCTAGCTTTTGATACACTGCTTCACATACTGCAGTATCACAAGCTTCTTCGAACTCAGGCTTTTTTTCAAGAGATTCTAACATAGGCATAGCTATATCATAAAATGCACAGCCACGCGGTCTGTATATGTTGTTTGCTTTTGCAATCTTTTTTACATCTTCAACAATCGCATCAACAGCTACATTACCAGCTTCAGTAAACATTCCGTAATAATTTGTAGTAGCATTCATAATATATTCCTTTTGTTTCATTTAATATAATCATCCTACAACAGTTCTTATGAGATGTACACAGTTATTTTGCGTTATATGCGTTTTATTTTAATGTGTAACTTTTATGTTACACATTTTTCGATATATGATTTAGGATTAGTTAATGTATTAGTACAAAATGAAAGATTGTTAGGAAGATTGATTATAATACAATTTTGAAGAATTACGATTTGGTTTAAATTAATAGGAATATGAGGTTGAAATGTGAAATTTCCGATTTTTTGATATTGATCGGTTTTTAAATGTGGAATAAATTCGAGAAAACCAGAAGTTGGTTTTTTAAATTTGTAATTGATATTAGAAGATAAAAGTTCGTTTTGTGGTAATATTTGCATAAATGCTCCTTTGGTTATAATTCATACTACCACAATACATATCAGACGTACACACTAAAATACATTTAGTTTATTGCTGTAACTTTTATGTTACACTAACTCTTTCTAATCTATGCAATCTCTTTTGTAATTCATCTACTTTATCACATAAATTATCTTTATATGAATGACTAGGCAGATGATGTGCATCTAAGATGAGTGCTTCGATTTGAGTGATTTCATGCTTTATATTTTCTATTTCGCCACATACACTCATTTTACTTATTCCTTTTATGATAAATAGACATGATAATATTATACTACACTTATTAGCGTTTGTACACAGTTAAATGGACTTATTATGAATTTTTTATCATTAGTTGCCGATGTTGGATTTCCTATTGCTGCTTCCTGTATTGGTGGATATTTTATATTTCTCATACTTAGGTTTATACTTGAAGGTGTATTGAAAGATATACAAACACAAAGAATGTTTGTTATAGCACTTGATAATAGGGTGAAGACAATGAATAATGAGATTATAAGGATTGACGTACAACTATCTGCTGCTTTTAATCTAGAACCTGATCTATCACGTATTGCACGTGCTGACGGTCAGAAAGATGCAAGGAAAGACTAATGGATATTGGTGCAGCAATAAGTCAATACGGATTTCCTATTATTGCCGCAGGTGGTATGGGATACTTTATATACTACATTTGGACATGGGTTACGCTATCAGTGAAACCAGTTACTCATGAATCACATATGACACTTATTGGATTGATAGATAGAATACGAATGTTAGATAATGATTTAATAAGACTTAAACAAAAACTAGATATGATTTTAGAATATCAAGAGAAAGATAAAAAGTAATGCCAACAATGTGGATTTATACATCAATCGCAGGAGCACTCTTAGGTGCAGCCTGCTTAGCATATATTCAAAAGACTAAAATAGGTTTATGGGGATATGCGCAATTTGATAAAGGAATGGATTTTCTACGTGATAAATATGGATTGACTTGGTTTGATCAACCAAAAGATGCATGGAGAAAGGTATCTCCTCGCATTGCAAAAAAGATCGATGAATTAGAAACACGAATAAAAGTAATAGAAGCCCGTTATATAAGAAATTTAGATGACGGCAAATAGGAGAAAATAAATGTTAGATAGACTTAAAGAAAGAACTTCATGGAATGGTGGAGCTCTCATCGCAATGGGAGTTATTGTACTTGTCGCCGGACCTCTTGCAACTTGGGCAGCTTATGCAGCGATACTATACGGTGCATGGAGCATTTGGCAAAAAGAAGAAGAGTAATGATTAACGAGTTAGATATTAAAGCAAAGAGTCTTCTCTTCGCAAAGCTTGCATCTATCGCATATGGTGATACGAAAGAAGTAAAGAAAGCAGTGAAAGAGCTGGGTTTTACAAAAGTCGCATTTTATGATAATGGAGGTGCACAGGCATATCGACTCGAAAATAAAACAGATGTGGTTGTCGCATGTCGCGGCACACAACCAACTGAGTTCAATGATATCAAAGCAGATTTAAAAGCAATCCCAGTGATGGCTGAAACAATCTCGAGAGTACATCAAGGATTCAAAACAGAAGTTGATGAATTATGGCCTCTCGTATGCTTAGGCTGTGGTGAAGATAAAATTAAAACCAAATCTCTATGGTTCTGTGGACATAGTCTCGGAGCAGCCATGGCAACTATCATGGCTGCACGCTGCATGGCCGATCCTGAAGTTGTTGATCCTGTACAGTTATATACGTACGGTTCACCTCGTGTCGGTTGGCCTGCTTATGTGAAATCACTGAAAATAGATCATATCAGATGGGTAAATAATAATGATATCGTAACAAGAGTTCCATTTAGAATAATGGGATATCGACACCACGGTACAGAGAAATATATTAATAGTATGGGTGACGTAACACCTCCTACACTATTATCTAATAGATTTAGTGATCGTATGAAAGGTATGTGGATGGGACTTAAGAAAGGTTCTATTGATAACTTTGCAGATCACTCGATGGTAAATTATATTGAATACTTAGAAAGATGGAATACAAAATGATAAAAACACTTATAGTAATGCTGCCAATTTTAGCATCAGTCGTATCGGCAATGTATATAGGCATAAACTATGTTAATGAATTTGAAGTACAGTTTGCAAATCAAGCTGAACAAATTGCAGAATTAGAAAACAAGCTTGATCGTCAAAGTGGAAACTTTAATAGCAGAGTTGATGAAATGGGAAATCATCATCACGATGATATGCGTAACATAATAGAAAACAATAAAAGATCTATTGAAGAAAATGTTATGACACGAATGGATCTTCTTCGAAGAATGATTGACGAAATGAGCAGAGATAAAGAAGAAATTACTAATCAGATTGCAGAAGCAAATCGTATTTCTACAGAAAATCGTGCACGAATGGAAGCAATGTTCTCAACAGTTGAACGAAAAGTATCTGATGATGTATTTCATAGTCTGAAACAACAGGTTGAAACAATAGGGCATAAGCATGAAGATGCTGTCAGAATGTGGCTAGAATTAGAACGTCGAATTAACGAGCTCGATAAGTAATGAGATTTTATTTAACCATGGTATTACTATTTTTAGTAAGCGGCTGCGGCACGATATTGTGGTTAGTAAGCACAAGCATGCCTGCGGGCGCAACTGATCTAGGGTTTGGGTTTAAAAACCCAAGCTTTAGCGGGTCTGGATATTCGAGTCATGTTCTTTCAGTAGAACAGTTACGATTTACGAGAGACAAAGATCGTAAAGATAAAAAAGCAGCAGATCTTGCTCAGGCAATAAGAGATGCTAAGAACCAAACAATAAACAAGTTCTTAGTCAATGTTGAGAGTAGAATCTATGCACAGCTATCTAAACAACTTGTTGATAGTATGTTCGGAGAGAACTGTACAAGCTCGTGTCCAACATCAGGTACAGCTACAATAGAAGGAAATACTATTTACTGGGAAAAGGTTGACGAAAATATTAATATACGAATAACAGACGAAGACGGAACAGTCACAACTATATCAGTTCCAGTCGGAAATTTTGAGTTTTAGATGGTAGTTTTATCAGAATTATTCTTACCATTGTTTCTCTTATGTGCATTAACTGGATGTATGGGAAGTGGTGATGTTGCAGACAGAAATAAGAACCATGATCTGAGTCAATTTATTGATGCACCTACTGTGCAAAAAGCAAGTAAAGCCGTAGCAGGATATCATCAACTCGATGGTCCAAAAATAACTGTAGCAGTATATTCGTTTACAGATAAGACAGGCCAAAGAAAACCTGGTATTAATATCGCACATCTCAGTTCTGCTGTAACTCAAGGCGGTGCACTATATCTGATTGAGACACTGAAAGAAGTAGGTGAAGGATCTTGGTTTAAAGTCGTAGAACGAGAAGAAGTAGATCATTTAATCAAAGAACGACAGATCATACGACAAACTCGAGAACTGAATAAGGATACAGATAAATTAAAACCATTATTATTTGCAGGCATACTTATTGAAGGAGCTATTATCGGATATGATAGTAGTACACAAACCGGAGGTAAAGGTGCTCGCTTATTGGGCGTAGGTGTAAATTCGCAATATGCTCGTGACACAGTAACAGTAGGACTCAGACTTATCTCAGTTTCTACTGGTGAAATATTATTAACATCGACAACCTCTAAGAGCATCATAAGTGTTAAAACACAAGGCGATATCTTTAGATGGGTTGATATGGGTACTATGCCTGTAGAATCAGAAATTGGTAGGGCAACAAATGAGCCTGCTAACATTGCAGTGAGAAAAGCTATAGAACGTGCAGTAGTTGATATAGTCGATAAAGGTGAAAAACAAGAACTATGGAAATTTAAAGGGAAAGACAAACCTAACTTGATTATAGAATAATCTGTAATAAGTTAGATGTTAAGGAGGTAAAGTACTATGAGAAATATGCATAAAATATTTCTTATATTATTGATGTCCGCAGGTTTATCGCCTGCGTTTGCAAATGACATTTACATTACACAGAGTGGTGCCGGATTAAATCTTGATTTAATTCAAGATGGCCAAAATAACGTTATGGGTACAACTTCAGCAAGAATGAGTCTGACTGGTACAACTTCAGTATTATACGCAAAGCAGACCGGTGCTACTAACGTATTAACTCTGGATCTTGAGGGTACTTCATTAAACGCTAACATAGTTGCAACTGGTGATAGCAACGACATTGTTTTAAAATGTAATGCAGGATCCAGTTCTAGCTACTGTGATAACTGGACTGCTGACATTGACATAATAGGTGACAGCGGTAACATTGATATTGATGTTGGTACAACAGCTGCATCTTCAGCTTCAAATGTAGTATTACAAGCAACAGGTGATTCGACTACTGTGAACCTTGATATTGACGGTGCTTCTGCACCAGTATCTATTACAGCAGTTGGTAATCTAAACAACTTTCAGGTCAATCTAGATGGCCCTGGAGACAGTAATGGTCATCAGATAACAATACATCATACTGGTAATAGCGCTACATACGATGTTGTACAAAGCGGTGCATATGATTCTATTCTGGATATTATTACGAACACTGGTTCTGGAGCAGCTGCTGACGTAGACATTAGTCAGACTCAGTAATGCTAAAGTTTATATTATTATTTGTTATGCTAGCTTCCCAAGCATTGGGTAGTATAGGAACCGTGACTGCAGCGAAGTCACCAGGATCTTTGGAAAGAGAAACTGGCGAAAAGCTCAATTCTGATTTAGATGTTGAACTAGAACAAAACGATAAGATTGAAACATTTCAAGGCGGACACCGCTTAACGTTTATTGATGATACAATAGTTGATATGACAGCTCAGTCTGTATTAGTGATCGATGATTATGTATATGATCCAGCAAATAATGAAGGGTCGCTGGGTCTCAAAGTAAAGCTTGGTACATTAAGATATGCATCTGGAAAGTTAGCAAAGAACTTTCGTCAGAACGTAAAGATATCTACACCGACTTCAAACATCGGCGTACGTGGTACTGATTTTACGATGACAGTTGATGAACTCGGTGGAAGTACAATCATTCTTCTGCCTTCTTGTGATGTTTCTGGTATGTGTTATACTGGTGAGATATCAGTTGAAACTGATGTAGGAATAGTGATTCTGAATAAGGCATTTCAGGCCACAAGAACTACTGATTTAGGCAGGAAACCTCTTGCTCCGGTATTACTTGATATAGATGCAAGAATGATTAATAACCTGCTGATCGTTCGTAAAAAGCAGATCACTGAAGATACTGATGTGATTCGAAAAGAAGTAAGAACATTATTAGATATTGATTTATTAGCATTTGAAGAATTAGATGAAGATCTTCTAGCAGTTGAAGAAGAGTTCGCAGAACTTGATGTGAACTGGTTAGACTTTGATTTGTTACCAGATATTCTAGAACAAGTTAACTCAGAACTTATTGCA